GGACGGACCAACGATGGTCTCGGATGTGCGGAATGACGGTGCGAACTTCTTTTCGGCTTTGGCTTGGGCCTTTTCGGCCTGTTTCTCGATGCCCTTGCATTCGCCCCGGAGCTTTGCAATGTCGCCTGACATGCCCCGAATCGCGGAGGCGCGGGCAATCGCTTGGTCCACGTCGATGTCTGTGTGTAGGATTTCCGCCACGTCCACGCGGTATCGACGCAAATAGGCAACGGATGCCTTGCGGTCTGCGGGTTCTGCCGTTTCATCGCCAACTGTATCGAGGTGGGTGTCGAGGTGGGCTCGGGCTTCGGCGCGCCGGGATTGGGCGGATGGCGTGTCCATGCCCCAATCCGCTTCCGGGTGAAGGCGCATGGGAGGCGGCAAGATTTCGAAGTCTTCGGCTTGGGGCTCTGTGGGGTCAATGCCTCCAAACGGGTCATCGGGGAAAGTGTCGGATGATGCTTGGTCGGGCGTCTCGGGGGGCATCGGCGACTCGGTGGCGGTGGTGCCCTCTGAGGGTAGCGCCTGCGGTGGGGTGTCGGTGTGGGTGGTCATGGACGCCCCAATAGGGTGGCGAGGGAACCCGACCAGCCGCAAGAGTTCTTGTGGTTACAGAATGCGCCGGAGCTTCGCTGGTTGTCGATGGCGAACCACACGGATTTATGCCCACAAGATGGGCATAGGCCGTGAATCGCAAAGCGTCCGGTTGAACGCTCGACAATCGCCAGACCAAGCCTGTAAGCTGCATCGGCGCGGGCGTCCGGGGAGGTGGCCAAGAGGTAGGCCCAGGCTTTGTCCGAGTGCTGGGCAAACTGTGCAGCCCTGCGTGATTCGATGTTGCGACGTTCAATCGCACGCTTGCGGAGTTCGGCGTTGGTTTCCGCCTCACGGGTGACGGTTGCGAGGGACAACAGTTCGCCCGGCTCGAACGCTGATTGGGTGTCCGGTCCTTCGCAGGGAAGGAGGAAAAGACGGGAAGGGTCCGTGCATTTTTTGTCGGCGATTAGGGACAGACTGTCCATCACAATGCGGATGACATCCGGCCAGATGGCGCCTGACACTGGCTCTTTTAGCGGAAGCACAAGCCGGGACTTTTCGGCCCCTGCAACGCTGGAATACGTTGCATAGCTTGCCCGTTCGTAGCCTTGGAACTGCTCCATCGTCTTCGATACGCTGTCGCCGGGTTGGTCGAAGTCCAACACCAGCGCCCACACTCGGTCGATGTTTCCGGCTTTGCGAGCGGCCCCCACTTTGAAGGTGTGAGGGGCCCAGCACGCGACATCGCCTTTGTCAGGCTGTCTTTCGCGGCTGTGGGTGGTTAGGGCCCGGCGGATTTGGCCCCAAGTCGTGGCGTGGGGGCGACCTTCCGAGCTTCGTTTCGCGCAGGGATAGGTCGCCGAAGGGCATGTGTGCCCGTCGTGATTGTTGCTCATTTTGCCCCTTGTTTGCCGATTTCCCTCGGCTGGTTGTGTGAGTCCCGCCCGGGGATCAGTCGGGCGGGGATCTCACAGCCGAGGGGTCGCGGCTGGCTCCATCGTAGCCTGAGCGGTTGCGACGGGCAAGCGGTCGGCCCTCCATGGCGGGGCCGGTGGGCCCTCACCGAGCGCCCTAACATTCGATGTTAGGAAATCTGCTCGAAAAGGTGCCTCCATGGCTACCCCTTACATGTCTAACAAAGTTATGTAATGAATGTAATGTAGTTACTACCTATACTATTCGTCATTTTATGCGAATCCTAACATTTTGAAAGGACTCTCTACATGCGCGCGGGAAAACATAATGAAAGAAGACCCCCCCATAGGGAGGAGAGGGGGGTGAATCTTTTCTTTTTTTTCTGTCCCCTATAAGCATGTGTATGTTCAGAAATGTTAGGATTCGATTTTTCGGCCGATTGTTGGCGTTGGAGCTACCTAACATCCCTTACAACCAGAATGTTAGGAATGAGGGTGCCCGATGTTAGGGGCGACCGTCGCCACCTTTTCAGGGTGTGCGCTTACACACGAATGTAAGACGTGTAAGGCGAGCGCCTGGGGCTGGCCTGCGGGCCCTCCGCTTGTCACCTGTCGCGCTCTGCGATACACTGAATCGAAACGATGGAGCGCGCCCGGTTGTGGCGCTTGGAGCTTGCATGGTCAAGGTGAATCGTTCGGCGTTGCTCGGTGCCCTCGGGCGATTGGCCCGGGTGAGCGCGGACAAAGACGCAAAGGTGATCTGTTTCCACATGAATGGGGCAGAATACATCCTGACGGCCGACAACAAGCGGCAACGCTTGCGGGAAATCGTCCGGCTGGTACCCGGGACCGGTGGCGAGCATTGGACCTGCTACCCGGACGCCAAAAAGTTATTCAGCGTTGTCAACGCCCTGGACTCCGAAGAAGTGGCCTTACACCTTACGTCCAAGGGTGGCCGGCTCGAAGTGTCGGGCGGAACCGGCCGGTTTACGCTCAATGTCTATTCGGCGGAATACGCCGATTTCCCGCCTGACATTGACGCAATCGACGGGCGGTATTGCACCGTTGCCGCGGATGCCTTGCATGGCACCCTATCGCGGGTGATGCACGCAATCTCGGAGGATGACAACAAGTACGGCATCAACGGTGTTCATATCGAGAACCTTGAGCCTTGGGCTCAATCCGGGTCGCGAATGGTGGCCACCGACGGAAGCCGGCTATTCTACGCATCTATCGAAACTTCATCTGGTGCGTTTGCCCTCGCAAAGAAAACAATCCTGCCACGCGAGACGGCGGCCCTTGTCCTTGGGATTGAGCCTGACAAGGGCGAAGATGTGCAGGTGACCGTTGACAAGGGCGGGAAGTTCATCCAGTTCGATTGGATGAAGACCGGGATTCGGATGATTAGCCGCCTCTTCGATGGCGAGTTCCCGGATTACCGCCAAGTCATCGGCGAACACACAAAGCGGGCGGCGGTGCTCGAAATCTCAACTGCCGACCTTACAAGGGCCCTATCAAGTGTTGAGGTCATGATTGAGGACCGAAACCGGACGGTCAGGTTGACCATGTACCCCGACCAAGTGAGGTTGACGGTCACCTCGCCCAAGTCGGGCGACGCAAGTATCAGCATTGACGCCAAGTATGACGGCCCCATGGGTTATGCCGTGGGCATGAATGCAAAGTATCTGGCGGACGCAGCGAAAGCGTGCAAGGCCGAAACGGTGCTTATCACCTTTGGTCAGGCGCTTGACCCTGTGCTGGTCAAGGGCGCGGGCACCGAAGGGGTATTGGGTGTCGTCATGCCCATGCGGTTGGATTGAAGGAGGGACCATGGAAAGCAACACAAACTTTTGGGCGGACAGCGTTGCGGAAGCGATGAGCTTTGCGGTCCTGCAACCCAAGGACCCGCGCGCCGAAAGTGAGGCAAGTTTCGGCCTTATCGAGGAGGCGGGCGAGGTTGCCGGGGTGTTCAAGCGGGAAGCCCGGGGCGATGCCGGCGGGCTTGATATGGCAAAGCTGACGAAAGAGGCTGGGGACCTTTGGTGGTACACAGTCCGGACTGCATTGGTATGCCAACGGATGGGCCATCAGGAGATAGCCCAGACGTTTGACCGACTTTCGCGCATGGATGGGGGCAGGATGGACCGATTGATGGTTCCTTACGTCTTGGGGCGCATGTACCAAGAGCGAACGGAGGGGCGCGCCAGGGGTCTTTTCCAGCTATCTCGACACGCTGGGCTCGATATGCGGGAAGTCGTGGCCACCAACCTCGATAAACTCCGCGCCCGCAAGAAAGCAGGGACCATCCAAGGCTCTGGCGATAGGTAGGGCGATGGGGCTTGACATCCTGCCATGCTATGGTATGGTAGGACCGAGGCCGATAATGGTATATCGCGGAAAGGCAAGGATGGAAGCGGATACCCGTGTACCTGGGGTGGGTACCGGGGGGAGCCTTTTTGTGTCCCTGCGCATACACTACGGCTAAAAAACCAGGAATATCCAACCATGTCAGCCGAACAGCAGAAACTATTTCCGCCGACCCCCATGGACGAAATCCTGGGGCTTGCGATTGACGCGGGCGCATTTCCGGCCGCGGTTCGGGCCAGACATTTGCTGGACGAGCGCGAAAAGGACGAAAAGTTCAGAAAAGAACTGGAAAGGCTGCGGGATTTACCGCAGGAGAAAATCCTACACGAACTCGCCATGCTTGCAGCCGCGGGCGGGTCCTACGTCGCAGCCGAAAAACTCCTCACCCGGGCGGAAGAAATCGAGGCCCGCCTTGCAGCGGAGGCCGAAGCCCGGCGCTGGTCAGAGGAGGACCAAGTAAGCGACGAGACACGCATTGTTCAACTGTGCGACACTATCGCCACCTTTCCGAAGCACATCATTCGCAGCATTGCCCACCGGCTATTGGGCGAGCTGGGGCTAACCCACGAGGCATTGGAACCATGAACCTCTTGGAAACCAGCCTAACAAGCGCACTAAAGGAAGCGCAGCGGGTAGCGGATTCGATTGCAGCCCGCGTGCGACGCAACCCGGCGCGCTATATCCGCTGGCTACCGCTACAGGACCGGTTCATGCGCGACCCAGCGCGGATCAAGCTCTTTCGGGCAGGCAACCAAACGTCTGGAAAGACAACGGTGGCCCTTCATGAGTTGATTTGCCGCTGTATGGGCAATCATCCGCATTTTGCGACGCGAAAACCTCCAATCATTGCGTGGGTGATTTGCGCCAGTCGGGAGCAGTCAGTCCCAATCCAACAGAAGTTTATGGACCTGCTCCCCGAAGATGCCCTAATAAACGCCGAAGATTTCCATCCGACCAAGGGTTTCCCGTTTCACAACACCGTTGCCCGGTTTAAGAACGGGTCAACCGTTAGGTTCAAAACAACCAACCAAGGCACAATATCGTTTGCAGGTGCAACACTTGACGTGGTGGTGTTCGATGAACCCCCTACGTCGCAAAGTTTATATTCGGAGGCGAAGTTCCGGATTCAACGCCGGGCCGGGACGATGATGCTGGCCATGACGCCAATCAACGCGGGTCCGATGGATTGGTTGGAAAAGCTGGTCGAGCGCGGGGTTATTTCTGAAACTTGGTCAAGGCTCACACCAGAAATCATGATCCCAGTCGGAGAGCGTGAGCCTATTCGGTTATTGGATGGAACCCGATGTGATGCGCAATGGATTGCAAAACTGTGGGATGAAGCCTTGCCTTCCGAAGCGGCTATTCGCATTGACGGGGCATGGTTGGCGCAATCCGGGGATCGATACTTCCCAGCCTTCCGCCGGTGGCCGCACCATATCTCCGACCCGGAGATAGCAGGTGAGGATTGGAAGGTATTGGTTGGCATTGACCACGGCGAGGACATTGCGAAGCAGGTCGCCGTCCTATGCCTTGCGCGGGTCACCAAGGAGGACGGGCGTAAACGGTTCGAAATAGTTGTATTGGATGAGTACGCAACGGACACCTATTCAACAACGGAGGATGACGCCGAGGGAATCCTGGCGATGCTATCCCGCAACGGTCTAAACTGGTCCCACGTTGACGAGGCATGGGGCGATAGGGAGGTTCGCTCGGGCGTCCAACGTGTGGGCGGAAAGGGCAATCGCGATCTTTTTGACGAAATGATGCGGATTATCCGCAAACAGGAATGGTATTCGGCCAACGTCCGGCTACGCCATATCCAAACCGTCAAGCGTGGCGAGGGCCGCCTACAAGGCTCGGTAAGGGACGGGGGCGAGTTCCTGCATCAACGGATGTTGAAAGAGGGGCAGTTTTTCGTATCCCCAGCGTGTAAGCGTCTGATTGAAGCGTTTGATAGGTGGGATGGGTCGAAAAACTCGGTCCACAAAGACCCAATCGACGCGCTACGCTACGCGCTCCAAAACTACATCTTCTCCGCCCCCGCGCGGATCCGCCAAAATGTCCGGAGCGTGTGACGTTGCGGATGGGTCGTTTTTCGCATAGACTGCAACCGAGGGCGCCATGCTGACTTCGCAGACATTGGAAACCGCAAAGCGGGCCGAACAGGCGCTCGATGCCATGCCCATCCCCCTGGGGGCCGAACTTGCCCGGTGCCGCCACACACGCGACCGGGTGAAGATGCTACGGGGCACATGGTTGGATCTCGCGCGGACCCACTTGGTGGTTCAGCTTGGGGCGGAACGTGCGAACATGCACGCTACCCCATCGGTAGCTTCCAACCCGTTCGCCCAAGTTTGCACCGAGGTTTCGGTGCTATACGATGCGCCGCCCACCATCATGCACAAGAGGGCCCCCGAGCAAGAGTATCGTCCGCTAACCGAGTTGATAGCAAATGCGGGGTATTGGGCGCAAGCTCAAGAGGTGCAACGCTACACCGTGGGGCTTCGGGAGTGTTTCGTTGCGATTGAGATTGACAACGAAACGGGGGCATTCAACTTCCGAACCGTCACCCCGGACATCGTGCGGGCGTCCGGCGGGATGAAGGTTGACCAGCCAACGCGAATTGAGGAGCTTCGCCGCTATCCGGTTTCCATTCTGTCAGGCCGTCAATCGTTGCAGGGTGTGCCCCTGTGCTCCGACGACCCGTCCTACTTCTGGGGTGTGTTGGTTCACGACGTTAGCAACCAATCCGCGCCGTCTATGTCCATTCACTTGCACGACGGGGCATCGTGGGTAGGAACCGACATCACAGCGGAGGTCTGGCGTTCGTTGGGTATTGACTCTCCGCTCCCCCAAGGTGCGGGCTACCCCTACCGCTTTGCGCAGCGCGGAAACCAGCCGGGAAGGCCGTTCCTTCCTTACGTCCTATACCATGCGAAGAAGAACGGCGATCGGATGTTCGACCCGTTCTATCACGTCGAGTTGGTGCTTGGGACGCTCGATGTCGCCGTTCTGTATAGCTTCCTGCTCCATATTGCGCGGGATGCAAGCTGGCCCCAACGGTACATGATCAACGGCATGGTCCCCATGTCCGATGTTGGCAAGGCGGTCGGGGACGGGGACCAACAAACAATCCAGACGATTGTGCCGGACCCAACCATGGTTCTGCAAATCGTTCAGGTTCCCGATTCCACTGCTACCCCCACCGCAGGCCAATGGCAGCCCGGTGGGGACATTGAAAAGTACGAGGCCGTTCTATCGTCATTGACGGTTGCACTTGCCCAATCCGCGGGCGTCAGTCCTTCGGACGTGCAGCGATTGGGCGGAACGGCCCGCTCTGGCGCGGCAATCTCACTCACCAACGCAGGAAAACGAGAGCAGCAACGCCGGCTCGCGCCAATCTTTGCGGATCCTGACGCTCGGTTGTTGGCCTATTGCGCAGCGATGCACAATCGCTGGGCGGATAGTTCCCCCGACCGGGGCGGTTATGCGCGCTTTCCCGAGTCCGGCTATGAGGTGCTTTACAAAAAGGTGCCTCGTTCGCCTGAGGAGTTGAAGTCCCACCGGGAACACATCCTCGCCCTATTGGAGAAGAATCTAATCTCCCGCGTGGATGCCTACGCCGAACTGTACGACACAAGCCGATCCGCGGCCGAGAACGCTTTGCGTGCATTGGATGACGAGGGCAAGGGTCACGAAAACGGCGAAGACCCGAGTGACATCTTGGACGAAATCGAGGCGGAGATTGCAGGCTTGGCGTCCGAACTCAAGCCGGAAGCCGGCAAAGAGATTGACGCCCAACAGGTCGGTGAAAGTGGTATGCGCATCTTGGAGCTGGTAGACCAACTCCGGGAAGCCCTCAAAGCTGAAATCGACCACCAATCCAAGCCGGGCCCAATACAAGCGGATAGCACAGATGCCGTACGCGAATAGCGACACATTTTCGCCACCCCAAGCCGTCCGGGCCGCAGCCCGAAGAGGGCTTGCGTTGCGCGAAAAGCAATCGCCATCCAATCGCGGAGGGACTACTGTTGGAGTGCGTCGCGCCTCCCAGCTTGCGAATGGGCAGCCTGTGTCATTTGCGACCATCAAACGGATGGCCTCCTTTTTTGCCCGACACGCGGTAGACGCCAAGGGCGAAGGCTGGGGGGTAAACTCCAAAGGCTGGCAAGCGTGGCTCTTGTGGGGAGGCTACCCCGGGCGCGCATGGGCCAACCGAATCGTCAACGAAAACAACCGAGCGCGCGAAAAACGCGCCTAACTGCTGAGGAGCCCAGCACATGTCAGACGTTCAACCAGGGCAGACGCCCCAGACCCAAACCGCCCAGACCCCGGCACCCGTGGCGCCTGTTGCACCCGTTGCTCCTGCCCCCACGACCCCCGTGCCCCAAGCGCAGACCCCGACGCCCAATGCCCAGCCCACCCCGGAGGCGGTGCCCTATCACCGTTTTCAGGAGGTCAACGAACAACTGAAGGCCAACCGCACGGAACTTAGCGCCGCAATGGCGCAGATTCGGGCGATGGAAGCCCAGATGCAGTCCCATATTGCGGAGGTCACCACGCTGCGAGAGGCAACCGCGCGCGGATTGACCGACCCCGAGGGTCTGGAGATTGCCCGGACGTTGTGGGGCGCCCAGCCCGCCGAAGGTCGCAAACCGTTCGGACAGTGGCTCGATGCTGCCATTTCGGGCGAGAAGCCTGTTCGAGCATTGACCGCCTACCTCCCGCCCCCTGCAGGTCAAACCGCTGGCACACCAGCGGCCCAGGCCCCCAAGCCCCCGGCGGCCCCTATGCCGCCCAAGGTGCCCGCCCAGACCCCTGCTGGCGCCGCCCCCGAGCCAACCCCTGGCTTCGCCCAGGTACGCGCTGGCGACCAAGCGGCGCGGGCAGCCGTTGCAAAACTTTTCAACAACGGTTGACACTCTATGCCGGTTGGGCTACAAAAAAGGTGCCCAACCGGTCGAGCCCGTAAACGTAGGCACAGAGGAGAACGAACAACCTCACGCCCAATAGGGGTGCCTCATGGCGAACGAAATCACTTACGCAGACCACAGCGGGCTGGTCCTCGCAGAAACCCTGGCTGGCGGCCTTGAACTCACCCTTGGCGAGCGCGTCTCGTGGCGCAATATGGGGCTGTTCAAAAACTACACCCCCCTTGCGATGCCGGGCTCGTTGACCATCAAGATCGGCCTTGCCAACCTCGGTTTGGCCACGATGGCGGCCCCCGGTGAGAACACCGGCGCATCCAATACGGCGCTGACCTCTTCGTCGGCAACGATCACCGCTGCCAAACAGTCGCTCTTGCACACCAAGACGCTGGAAGCCGGCACCGCTGGCGGGCTTATCCCGAGCCTCCCCGCAACCGCCCAGGCGATGTTGCAAGCCTACGAAAACCGGTTCATCGCGTTGATGGCCGCTTTGTTCCCCTCCCTTTCGACCTCCGTGGGTTCGACGGGCGCGGACCTGAGCGTTGACAACTTCATTGACGCAATCTCGGCCGCGGAAGCTGCGAACGCGCTGAACAACGGTGCCGCCGCGATTCTGCACCCCGTGCAGACCTCCGACCTCCGCAGCTCGATTCGTGCCGAGGGTGGTGTGCTTCAGCTCTCCACCGAAGCACAAGGCATGATGGGCTACAAGCCAACCGGCTCCATGGGCTTCTTTGGCACGTTCTTGGGGATTCCGATTTTCAAGAACGCCCAATGCAACCTTGCGGACACCAACGCCAACCGCGTTGGAGCCTTGTTCGGAAGCTCGGCCTTCGGCTATTTCGAGCCCAACGTCCCCGCCGAAGACTACGCCAACATCCCCGGGGCGCAAGCTGTGCGGAACCTCCTGCTCATGCAGGACGGTACCACCGCATCCGGCAACATTGCACTCGCCTTGCACGCAATGCTGGGCGTTGGCATTGTCCAGAACGCGGGCGCCGTGAAAATCGTCACCGACGCCTGATAGTCCAAGGGTGGGGGCTCAACCGTCCCCACCCTATCTCCCCCATTGACCACCACCGCATAGAGGAGCCGCTATGCCCCTTCCATCCAATCACGCCACGTTGAAAGGCACACCCGTTTCGGGCATTGTCGCCCGCAGCGCGTCCGCCGGCATCAAAGCCGAACCCCAGCCCCGGTTTCTCCTGTTCTGGCACCGCCAACAATACGAGTTTGCCGAGATTGCCGGGAAGATGCTGATTCTCCCGCGGCTTGCGCAGGTGCGCCTATTGCATGGGGCGAACGGGATTGGAGGGGATGGCGATACCACGGTTTTCGAGGCCAACATGCGCCGGGACGGGTGGATTCTGCTCGACCCGGACAACTCGGTCCCCGCCCACCTTTCGCCGGATGGCGCCTCCGGGTACATCCGGAAATACGCGACCGAAAGCGGGTTCGACCGGTACGAAGATTGTTTCGTTGAGGTGCGAGTAGCGCCCGACGGAACGGCCGATTTCGTTCCGAACCTCAAAGCCCGCGCCAGCTGGTTGTTGTGGTGCATGGAGACGGGCGTTATTGCCGCCCCCTCCGAGGTGGCGATTGAGCGCATGTTGGAACAGGAGGAGACTCGCGCCGGCCGAAAGCTGGCGCTCCTCAATGCGGAAACGGAAGCAAGGGCGCAAGCCGCCGCCGCTGTCACCCGGGCCGAACGATTGAGCGAAGCCCTGGCGACCGCCCGCAAGGCGACCGAGCCCGTGATTGCCGCTGCGACCTCCCACGCGGAACAAAGCGAGCAACAGGCCGAAGCAAAAATCGAGGCCACCGCCGCCCAACAGAGCGCGATGGTCGATCGCCTGAAGTCGGCCCGTGCGGCCAAGAAAGCGGAGGTGGAGAATGGGTGAGAGCCAGAATGGAAGGGACGCCGTAGACCGGATGACCGCCCGCTTGCGGGATTCCGGTGTATCCCCTGAGAAGGCGGCGAGCGTGGCCCGTGATTCAATCATCCGGGCGGAACGTGTGCAAGCCGGGGAGAAGCCTCCCCCCGGACGATACGACATCTCCAACCGAAACAAGAGGGATTGAACCATGGCCACCGCGCAACCAATCAAAGAGTTCTACGCCGCAGGAAAAGCCTTCCTGAAGCTCATCATCGCCACCGCCGCCACCGAGTTGGCCGCCGCCACCTCCCCCAGCCTCACGGCGGGCTCCGGCGCCGCCAGCGCATCGGAGAGCAACGGCAGCATGTGGCTTCGCACCAACGGAGTCCCCGAGTTCCGTATCGGTGGAGCCTGGAAGGCATTGGCTGTCGCAGGGCAGACGTTCGACAGCGGGAGCCAAGGCATCAAAGCCGACGCAGTTGCCGAATCGACCAGCAACGCGGGTGTGACCGTTGACGGATGCTTGATCAAAGACGGCCGGGCTGCTGCGCTTGCGACCGCTGCGATCTTTCTCTCCACCGAGATCACGGGCACCGGCTCTGCCCAGAACACCGCCCACGGCTTCGGCTCCACTCCCTCCCTGGTCATCGTGATTCCGTCCGACCTGAGCGGGGGCGCCTTTACCGTGGCATATGGTACCCACGACAGCACCAACGCCGTCGCGACCGTGACCACCGGCGAAAAGTACCGCATTCTCGCCCTCAAGTGAGCTAACGGCATGTCAGAAACGACTTACACCGCCCGATTTCGAGGACCGCACATCATTGAGCGCGGGCGCGATTCGTTGTTGACATGCCCTGTATATGCGGCTGGGGCATTAGTTGCCCCCACGGGTGGAACGGTCACCATTCGTGACAACGACTACAACGCTATTGTCACCGCCGCTGCTGTCGTAATCTCCGGCTCCATCGCTGGTTACACCGTATCGGCGGCGACAACTTCGGGCCTCAACTTGCAAGAGGGGTGGGTGGTTGAATGGTCCCTCACCCTATCGAGCGTGACCGAGGTGTTCAGCAATACGGCCCACTTGGTTCGGAAGAAGCTGCGTCCGACCGTCACCTTGAATGACCTGTACGACAGGCACACCGTATTGGACCCGTCCAAGACAGCGACCTGCATCCATTCGATGACGGTCGCGGAGTTGCAGCGCAAGGTCGATGCGGCATTCGAGGAGATTGAGGCCGACATCTACGGGATGGGACAATACCCCTCCAAGATTCCAGACCCATCCAGCATTCGCAAGCTACATATTGCGAAGTCGCTTGTTCTGCTATTCGATGACCTATCCGTGCGGTTGAATGAGTCGTACAAGGAAACGGCAACCACACACAGAACGGAAGCCCTCGAAGCAATGCGGAACCTGCGCTGGAATCCGGAGCGCGCCGACGATGTGCCTACCCCAAACAACGACATTCGCCGGGGTGGGTTGCAAGGCGCGGTCTATCTCACAAGCCGCGGAGGGGGTCGATAGATGTCGCTCACCCTATCCGGACTTTGTACGCGCATTTCCGACGCAATAGCAGCGGCGGGTACGGAAACGTACCCATGGAAGCTATCGCGCGAACACCCAATCAATCTGGGCGAAGATTCATCGTCAATCAAAAATGGGGCGTTTTCGGTATGGTCCCCCCAGGACCGAAGGTTCGCCCAAAACGAGCGCCAACGTCGAACCGAGGGCCTCCAAGTAGAGGCCACGATTGAGGTCCGATTCGGCTGGACCATCAAAGGCGACGGGCGTGCAGCCTCCGTTTCGGCGGCATATGATGCCGAAGATGCCATGCGCAAAGCCGTTGCAGGCATCTCGCGTGCGGACCTCCCGTTTTTCGTATACGATGAGGCCAACCGAGAACTCTTGGACGATGGCCAGACGCAGCGGCATACGTTGCGATGGATTGCCCACTTCACCCGTGACCTTCAATAGGGGCCCGCTATGACCGCATCCGCGATTGTGAAGCACTTTACTGATGGAGTCATCACCGTCGCTGACGGTACCGGCTCTCCGGTTACCTTGGTCGTGCCCTTGAGTGTGGGCGACCTGTCCATCTCTGGGTTGGCGAAAGACGCAAAGGCCCGGGCAACCAATGTGTACGAAGTCCGGGGCGCCGTATCCAGTCTGCGCCGCGGTGCCCGTGAATACCCAACCGTAAGCTTCTCCGCCCAGCTCGCGGATTTGTCTGATGCGACTGACCAAACCCTGGTTGACTTCCTCAAGAAGACCGGCAGCTATGCGGCGAATATCTCGACCTCCGTTGCGGCTGGCGATGTCTACACCGTCAAAATCACCCTGACCATCGAAGGGACGGATCTCGGCGATTCGGCAGACCACACCATCGTTATGAATGACGTGGATGTGCGGTTCGCTATTGCCGAAGGTGAACCCAACACGGTCACGGTCGAAGGGACGATCTACGGAAACGTGACCTTCACCTGAGCCTTTCAGTTAGCGACCAATCGCCCACACCATGCGAGGAGCCCGCATGTCCGACCAACCTACCGCGCCCGTCCTGCCCCCCAGCTACACACTGGCTGGGGCATCCTACACCACCCACCCCGCAAGCCCGGCGCGCGCCCTCGCGCTGTATTCGGCCACGCAGGCCAAGGGTGTAGACCTTCCTATTGCAATGGTGCTAACCGCAGCCCTGGCATTGACCAGCAAGTCGTCAAGCGTTGTATGGCGCCCCGGGGCGGTATTGTCGTGGATTGAGGCTGTATTCGACGACTTCACCAAGAAGGGCATCAAGCTCAATGGGGAGGTCTTCGAGCAAGGTCCGGTGGCGTGGGCCCACGTCATCAACCAAGTGCCGTGGGAGAAAGAGGTCAAAGAAGCGGAGGATTTTTCCGAAGCCCCACCGGTCGGGTAGAGTTCCAGTTCTTGGAGATTGACCGTCTGTGGGGCCAATCGCCCGGTTGGTCCGATTCTTTGCCAAGTGACGAGCGGGCGCGACTGGTTGCATGGTATCGCGTCTACACCAACCCAAACAAGGCTCCGGCCCATGCAACGCCCAGCAACAATACGGCACGGAAAGGTCAGAATCGAGCTGTCGGGCGAGATTCGGGAGTGGGTTGACAACGTGGTAGCGGCGCTCCCCAAGGAAACCCAGGACCAACTACAGGGTTTCCTTGACCAGTCCGAAGCGTACGTCAACCAATACTATCCGGACAAAGGAAAGCCGGGCTTTCCGGCTGCTACGGGTTTCTCAAAGAGCAGCTTCCACTATGACATGACGGTCGAACGCAGCGGGCTTGTGATTGCCGCAGAGGTGTTCAACGATGCAACAAACTGGGGCAAGCTGCCCCTACTGATTGACGAGTTCAACGACTTGGAGCGGCGCTTTCTATCAGGAGAGCGGTTGGCAGAGCACCAAATCAAGCGCCTCCGTCTATTGCGCAACGTAACGCAGGGGAAAGGTGCAAAGTCGCCCCAGCCCTATGTTATATTCGTCCACAAAGGCGAGTATTGGCAATACTTGCGCAAGTTGCGGAACCTCATGCTAAAGGCAGCAGGTGAAGCCCTCACCCGCAAGCGCCGGACCCGGAGAGGAAAATGAGCGTCGCCACCCTATCGCTGCGCGCTGACATCTCGGCATTGACTGCGAGCCTTGGTTCAATCCCGGGGATTACCGAGAATGAAGCCAAGAGAATGGCGATTGCGTTAGAGAAAGGATTTCTGAAAGCCGAGAAAGCAGCCAAGGAAGCCGCGCAAGCAATGCGCCAAAACACCGAGGCCGCCGCCAAAGCAGCGGAGGCAGCGGTAGAACGCTCCATCCAAGCGATGGAAGTAGCCCAACGCAGGCTCCAAGACTTGGCCGCGGCGGGCGACCCAATGGGGCGCCTGACGCTACAGTTCCAACGCCAGAAGGAAGAAATCGCCGCTCTCGCGTTCCAGACCGGCGACCACGTTGCGGCGACCAAAGCCACCGCCGCCGCAACGGCGGCCTACGAGAAGGAACTACAGAAGCTACGTCCGGCTGTCGCAACGGTTGCCGAAGACCTCGGGGTCACCGCCCAACGTGCCGCCGCCGCTGGTGTGTCTGTGGGCGATTTGTCCTTCCGTGCCAAAGTCTTCCGCGCCCAGCTCGCAGACATTGGCACCACCCTTGCGGGCGGGATGAATCCCTTCGTGGTCCTCGCCCAACAGGGGCCCGACGTTGCACATGCCCTCATGGGAACCAATAGTGCAACCGCGGTCCTGAAAGAATCATTCGGCGGCTTATTCGCCGCAGTAGCCAAGGCAAGCTCTGTCCTCCTCCCGCTGACGCTTGCGGTAGCCGCCGCAGGAACCACCTATCTGGCCGCCAAGAACGCAGCCGAAGAATACGCCGAAGCAAACGGAAGATTCGCCCAGCGATTGGCTGACGCAGAGATAGCCGCCAAGAAGACCGACACGCAACTAATAGCCTTGAACCGTACGATCGCTTCACTCAAAGGCGACACAGACGAGGCCCGTCTACAGTTTGACGTATTGAATGGGGTTATCACCCAAGGGGAAGCGGTTTACAAGCGAGAAACCGAAGCAATCAAAAAGAACTATGATGCCACCCGCTTAGGTTTGGAGCAAGCCAAGGCGGAACGTGCCGCGCGGGTAGAACTCAACAAAGAGCGGCTTGCGTCCGGGCAACTGTCCGAAGACGAACGCAAGCAAGCCGAAGCTGCCCTTGGGTCGGCCCGAAAAGATGTGCAGCGGTTGACCACGCAAATCAACGCGATTGAGCGCGAACGCGAAGAGCGTATCCTATTGGCTGAAGGGGTCCGCCTCGTGACCGATGCCAAGGCGGACGAGGCGGCCCAGAGAGGAGGGGCAAAAGACCTCGCGAAAGACCTGAAAGACGCCGAACGTGCCGCGCAAGAACTCGCAGCGGCGATGGCATCGCTTGACGGCATTATCCGCCAGACGGGTGATGACCAGATTGACGGCTACCGCAAACTTGGCCTTGCAGCGGCAGACCAAATCCGCCAGATTGACGAGCTTGCGGCGGCCCAAAGCCAAAGCGCCGAAGCACAAATCAAAGCCGAACAGGCCAAGAGTGCGGTACTCGACCGGTTGGAGCGCGATAAAAACGCGCTGCGATTGGAAGAGGACCGCGCATATCTCGATGCCAAGGCAATGCTCGAAGAGCAGGCTTTCCAAGCCCAGATGGAGCGGGAACAGAAGCTACAGGCCGAACGGTCCCGGATGCTCCAAAATGGCCTTGGGTCGATGGCAACTTTCGCGGGTGGCGTGTCTGACCTGATGGCGGTTGCCGCCGAAGAGAACGCCAAGACTAACCGCAAGCTCGCAATACAGCAGTTCCGGGCGTCCAAGGCGGCAGCCGTCGCAGAGGCCACCGTCAACGGGGCGGTTGCTATCACAATGGCCCTACGTCAACTCGGACCGGTTGCCGGCGCGCTTGCCACCGCAGGCATCACCACATCCACCGCGGCCCAAATCGCAGTGATCTCCAAGCAAAAACCAGCCTTCGACCGAGGTGGTTTGATCCAGGGTGGCATGATGGCGGACCAAGTTCCCATCCGGGCGATGACCGGGGAAGCGGTACTCAATCGCGGGGCGGTGCGTTCGCTTGGTGGAGAGTTTGGCGTAAACGCCCTAAATCGTGGTCAACCGTCCCAACCAACGATTGTCCCCATCCCCGTCTACCAGCACTTTGGCAGGTTCATCCGGGACGACCTATCGCGCAATGGCGTCCTGAGCGCGGCCGTCACGGGACGTGCTACACTGGGCACACTGTAGGAGCCTCCCCGATGGCGACCGCCACCAATCGCGACCAGTATGCAGCCCTCGTCATCATGGACCCGCGCTTGGCGGACGCTGAGGGCCTTTGGGGCGCGCAGAGCAGCTACACCCAGGCGACGCCACGCCCAGGCACCCCAGAGCCCGCAGGCGCCTACCAGGGCACCCTACGGGCCCGCGGTTCGAGCACAGGTGATGCGCACGTTCGCATTGCGGAGGCGGGGCTACCCGGGACCGAGGGAGCGCAGTTCCTCACCACGGAAGACACTGGCGAGGAATGGATGGGATGGGAAGGCCCCGCCCAGACTTCCTATTGGGAGTCCTTGACCTGGAGCGCCACAGCATCCGATTATCGCCAACAACCGACGATTGCGGTCAGTCCAAACAAGGCGATCATCATCGCCTCGAAGAAAGGAAGCGCGGCGGGGACGCAGGGCATTATCGTTGAACACAAGGCTGCAAGCGCCACAAGTTGGACAACGGTTGACGTTTTCACCGAGGCTGGCCGCCCAGCGTTCCACCCCTGTCTATTGAACGTGGGTTCCCGGCTTGTGTTGTTTTTCGTGGTAGCCGACCCGGTATCCGCGAAAGGCTACATCCATACCTATGTATCGGACGACGACGGGGCCTCATGGTCAATCGCGGCCGCTCCGGCCGCAAAGGATGCGGGCACAGTCTACGGCTTCACAACCTCCGAGATTCAGCGCATCCGAGGCGCGTACACACGAGGCCAGATTATTCTGTTGGTTGAAACGTGGGACGGTGGGGCCGGAACGCCAGCCGTTGTGCACCTTGCATCCCAAGACATGGGGGCAACCCTACACCGAATCGAAAGCATTTCCGGCATCTTTGGACTATCCATCGTTGGGATTGACGGTGTATTCGTCGCAATGGCGGCAACCACCGGATTGACCGTCAAGACCTACCGAATCGCCAGCGCCTTCCAATCCATGGCGGTCGCCTATGCGACGCTATCGAACCAAGGCATCGGCTCCACCTATGTTATCGACCAAGTTGGCCAAAAAAGCTCCCACGGCTTTGCATTGGCTGCGGACGACACGGGTGCAATCTGGGCTTGGGCGGTTGCCTACACACTCGACCCGGACGTTCACCAATACCGCGGGCAGGTCGCGGTATCCTACGACCTTGGCGCATCTTGGGTGAACTGGGGCCAAGACGTGGCGTCTGGCGACGGCTACAGCTATTCCGGCCGCTGGTGGGGCCCCAACGATGCCACCGGCGGGGGAACGCCCACCAACGTCGCGCCACGCGAATATCAGGCGGTCTTTCACCAAGGCCGGGCCCTCATGGCCCACCGGTTCAATGGGCCCACCACAACCTATGACAACAGCCTTTGCGTGCTCCATTTAGGCGGATGGACCGAGATTGCCATGCCGCGGTGCAATCGCATTGCCCGCTATGAGGACGCCGCAACGTGGGACCTCACTTGGCTCCCCTTTGAAGAGCCCGAAAACATGGGCCCCGAATACACCGAATCGCTTGCTGGTGTAGCGACTTCGGTGCATACCTCGCCCTATCTCACACTTGGCTCTGGGGCTCTGGCATCCACCCGCTATTACACGTTCGACGACCCGGGCGCGACCGTGCGAAACGATGTCGGCGACTGTGCCGCGTTAGACGTTGCGTTCTATGTCCCAACCGGCGGCGACGTATCGACCGAACGTGGGTCGGTCAAGCTCCGCGTTGATGATGGCGTTTATGGCTACGAAGTCGTCATCCGTCAATCGTCTACCGCAATCCGTATCGTTGATGGGGTGTCAGGCTCCCAGCTTGCATCCGCCTCCGGATTGACGGATGGACCAAGACAGTTCCGCCTTGCGATTGACGGCTCGACCGGAAAGGCCCGCGTATTCTGGCGCCAATGGGAAGCATCAAACGCCCGGCGCTGGACCTCGCTTGCAGGCGAACTCACCCTCACCGATGACGGCGGAACGGTCGGCAATCATAGGCTACAGTTCGGCATTTTCGTCGGTCCTTCGTCTGGCTCACTTGAATATCGCCACTATTGGCATGGGGTGGCATTCGGAGACAAGTCGGAAGTTTCCAACGTGGGAAGCCGTTTCCAGTGGTGGGATTGGGACCGCGCCACGGACTCCCCCAGCGGACACACCGGCCGCCGCCTACCCGCCCCTCCGTCTGGGGCCTACGCTACCTCCGGGGTGGAAGTCTCCGGCCTTGATGGCCCGTTCCTGCTGGGGCAGACGTGGGCGATTGAGCAGACCGCCGACTATTCGGCCGCCCGCATCCTTCCGCACGTCAATCGCTCCCCCCGTCTCGGGTGGCGCTCGCAAGCGGATGGCGTTGAGGAATCCTTGGCGTTCCAGCTCGGGGAAGTCTCCGACGCAGCCGCAGACTCGCTCCCCATCGGGGCCGTTTCTGCGCTCATTCTCCGGGGTGTAAACTGGCGGACGGGAGAACTCCAAGCATACCGGTCGGGCTCTTGGGTCAAGGTCGCCGACCTCGACAACGGCATGACCGAGATGGAGTTCACCCGCACCGGGAACACCATCACCCCGGCCGGAAATGCCAGCACCTATCCCATGTTTGCGGCCGGTGAGTTGTCCGAGTTCATCGCCCACACCCGAACCACCTCCGGGCCGGTATTGACCGCCCGCCGTCGCGTTCGGTTCAACACGGAGGGCCGTTGGTCGAACACCTATAGCGGGCCAAAATGCCGCTGCATCCTTGACGGTGTAGCAACCGGCGACCCTGCCAGCGGAAACGTCTCCTTCGTATCGACCGATGTAGCCTATGTGTTCCCGCACACGGGAAACGCAGCAGGCTGGCGGATTGTGATTGACGCGCAGACCACGATTGACGGATACTATACGGTTGGGCAAGTCCTTATCGGCCCGGTCCACCTCTTGGCGCACCCCTACAGCTGGGGCCGCCGGGTGGTTCAGCAACTTGGAAGCCAAGTTGTAGAGCAGGACGATAGAACGACCTACCTCAAGCGCATGGCACCAAAGCGCCGAATCGTCGAAATGACGTGGGCAGATGGATTGGATGAGTCCCAGTTTTGGGACACAACGCCCGACCCGGACTATATCGACTTCGATGGCGCGGGCTCTGGCGAGCCGGTAAGCACCCCCAGCGCCACGCTTCGCACGTTGGGTGGATTGGTTGCCGAGGCAGATGGTCAGTTGGTCGCCTATCTTCCGCGCATCGATCACCCAATCACTGCGGCAACAACCTATCACCGTCGCGAACAACTGATCGTGGGCAGGGCATCAGGTGAGACTTCGATTGATACCATCCAAGGCGAAGAAAACAACGATGAGGTGGTGAGGTCTCAAACCTTCGCCATTACTGAGGAGGTCTGATGCGCCCCGGGTCTTCGCTGGTTTGGCTGGTCGAGATTGAAATCCCGGGCGACCGGACGTTCTATCTGGCCACCGAGCCGATCACGCTCACGACCGCCGCCGGATTGGGTGTCTGCTACGACGGCGGGCTTTCATCGGTCCGTTTCGACGAGTCGATTGACCTCTTGACCGTTGACCCCGCAAACCCCAGCGCAGCGATTGAAGGCTACCTCCCCGAGTCTCTGCCCCACCTCGCAGCGCGGGGCATTGACCTTGGCGAGTGCTCCGCCGTCTTGTCTTGGGTGGAGGTCTATCGGGGGGTGCCCGTCCAATCGTGGGAGGGGCGCAAGCGTGTCGCCCAGGGGCGCCTTGACTCCCCAGGACGCGCGGACGCCACCAAGGCGGACACATGGTTCGCCACAACCATTCAATGCGAGGTCCAAGACTTCTCCGGGCCCCTCATAGATCGGGCATTCGTCATCCGGGAGGATGATTTTCCCGTTGTTGCCTTGGCGCCGAATGACGGCCCGCTCTATGGCACGATGATGCCCTTGGTGATCAATGCCCCGGGCGACCTAACCAACACGTTCGCCACCCCCGGGTATTACCTCACCTATCGGCCCCACCCCACAAACGAGGTGGATGTTCTGATTGCAGGCTATGACACGGAAGGAACCAGCGTTGATGTGCAAGACGAGCTTGGAAACGAGGACACGTTTCCAATCCACCACGGACTGACCGCAAGCGGTATTCCATACACCTATATCACCATTGACACAACAGGCGTGGGCCCCCATGTCAGTAGCGCATCCAACCAATACTTGGTCAAGTGGTCCACCGCGTCTGGTGTTTCCGAGGTTTCAAGCGGCGCCTTCGGAGGCTCGGTTGCCGATGTCATCCTATACCTGCTTCGCCGGTCAGGGGCAACACTCAATCTTGGAAGGTCGGCCGCCGCTTTGCAGCGATTGCGCGCGGTTTCGTTTGCGGTCTATCTCAACGACCCCAATACAACCGCATGGGAATACCTCTCCAAAGTCATCCTCCCCACGCTCCCAATCGCCATGCGGGTATCCCCCGATGGGCTGGTCCTGATTTACCTTGACCCAACGCTCCCCCAGGGCATGGAAGCCGCAGCGATTGACATTGAGGCATCGGGCTGGCTCCTTCAGGGGGCCATCATTTCCGAGCGTCCGGAGTTCATTTCGTCGGTTCGGGTCCAGGCCGGAATCAACGCTGCCCTCGCTTGGATGAGCACCGAATACCAAACCGACCGCGGAGAAGGCAATATCTACGCGGCAAAAAACGACCTGCGAGCCAAGGCATCCAATCGCGAGACTTCAGCCGTTGCGACGTTGGACCTGCCCTGGGGCCAAGACGAAACGTCAGCCCAGTTTGTTGCGGGGGCATATTTGGCCCTACGCACAGGCGCAAAGCTGACAGCCGAGTATACCGCGCCTCTTGAGTACGCTTTCTTGGACGTTGGCGATATGGTGCGCATCACACACTCAACCGCCAACCTATCGAGCGTCCCCGCCATCATTACCCGCAAAAGCTGGGCTGGCGCATCCTGGGTTTTCACGGTTATCCTATTCCCAGGAGCCAAAGCATGAGCCGCGCCATTCTCGCAGTCCTGGTATTGACCGCATGTCCGGAAGACCCCGAACCCTCGCCATTCGTGGGGCCAATCCTGCCCGCCTGTTGCTATGAGCAACCCCATGGGCTACACTTCGACCCAAGCGAGGCGGCGCCCAGCTTGCCGGACGATACGGGGGACACCTAATGTCTGAGGTCAATCTCGGGACCATCCAACCCAACGGCCCGCTCCTATTGCGTGCGATCACCCTCGCGTCCGCCGATGTGCTGCAAGAGATTATCTTGCCGCCATGGTGGCGCAGTGTGGAGATTTGGTGCAACGCTTCTGACGAATCCGCGGCCCCATTTCAACTCTCCCACAGCGGGACCGATGGCGCCGCCCCATCCGCCAATGTCACCGCGCGATACACCGCAGGGCAGGTCTTCGTTTGGCTCAACAACACCCAAACCAGCGCAGACCGAACGCCGTCATTGTTTGTCGCAGTAGATAGCTCCAACGCCGTGATTCAGGTCAAGGTGGAGGGCTGATGCGCACCAGGGCTCGAACAATCAACCGCGTTATTCGCGTCCCAGGCGAAGCGGCATCCCCGCCGACCATCGGCGCCGCAACGGACCCCGAGCAGTCACTTGCGGCGGGCACCACCACCGCAACGGTGGAATGGCCAGCTGCAACGGGCGGAACCGCGCCATTGACCTACAACCTGAGCGTAAAGGATGAAGCGGGCTCATCTGTTACCCCAAGCAGCGGAAGCGCCCAAGGGCCCTACGTTATTCCTGTAGCTGACGGAAAGTCGTACCGCTGTGAGATTGGGGTAACTGACGCCGAGGGATTGACTGCTCGCCGTTCGGCTATGGTGCATGTGGCCGCGCCCGCCAGTGGCGGGTGGGAAACGCTACTTGACCTTGACCTGACCGGACTGGATGCGGCGACTCTCGCCTCCAACGCTACCACCAATGTCACCCGCAGTTCGGTGACGGTCGCGGCAGTCAAAACGTTGGATTACAACTCAAACGGGGGCACAGTCTCAGCCGGTGCATCTGGCATCACGGTTGCAGGACTTTCGGGGTCGGCGGGCCATATGGCGGCCGGCATTGACTTGGAAGCGCACCTTGGGTTGACACTCCCAGATGATGTGCTCGGCGATATTGTGGTACATTTTCACCTTTCCGGCTTGGCCGGTTGGACCGGCGGTTCGGACGCATGGCAGGCCGGGCTGATGAAGTCCAGCGGGATCAACTTTTCCCTCGGGAACGACCTTTCCGTGCGTGGGAACTATGATGCGGTCGGGCAGGACCGGTTCACCTCGACCAACGATGGGAATACAAGTTGGTCCGCAAACGAAGCAACACCCGCAGGGGCGTGGGTGGTGTCCCTCCTCCTTCGTGGCGGACAAGTCGCTGAAGCGTGGTACACGCTCGGGGCAACCGCGCCCAATGACGCCACGGTAGACGCGGGGGGGCGCATTCTTGCATCCACCCTGACGGCCGGTGGTGCACGGTGGGCTGCCACCGACCTGTGGGCGGTGGTGCGCACAGTGCTGCGCGCTGACGTTGTTTGGACCAAGTTGGCCGTAAAGAGGCGCCTATGAAAGAAGCAACATTCGTTGAGGTGGTTCAATCCGGCGAAACAGGCCAGGTATACGGCCGTTTTCTGGTGTTGGTCCCCATTGAGAGCTTGCACAACTTCAACTGGCTCGATCTATTCAGCGGGACGCAGGCGACGTTCGTTGAGTTGGTTCAATCCGGCGAAACAGGCCAGGTATACGGTAGCTTCCTGGTGTTGGTCCCTATTGAGGGTTTGCAAAACTTCAACGCGGTCGATCTATTCAGCGGGACGCAGTTCAGCGCTGCCGACTCGCGGGCGGTCGCAAAGTTGGTTGTTGCTGAGACTCAGCGCGCGGTAACGGCCGGGGAGCTTGTTTTTCCATAGGGGGTGTGATATGTTGGAGCTGATTATTGTCACGCTGGCCGGGGTTGTGGCCAAACTCAAGAAAGCCAAAAAGAACGATGGGGTTATATCTGAGGACGAATGGGCTGAAATCCTGTGCGACCTTGGCGATGTTATCGGCACCATTGTGCGCCACCGTCGCGAGCAACGTAAGGCCGAGCGGGCTGCCCGTGGGGGTGGCAAATGACCCTTGTTGAGTTTGCCACCCTAAAGCACGGCCCTTGCACCGCGGACCCAAGCGCCAAGACGGCCACCGAGGTCCTTCGCGAGTCCAATCTATTCAGCGCCGCAGAAATGGCGGCCTTCGAGGCCCGCGAAGCCGAAGGGCTCGCCAAGTATGGCGTTGTGATGCGGGAAGGGTGGGACCATGCCGAGACAGCGGCGCTCCAAGAGGCGATGGACCTTGCGGTCTATTGCGCAGCTTCGCCACGCTTACGGCACTTGTTGAGCGACCTGGAGTTCATCATGCACGACATCGGGGAGGCGCTTGTCCTCAAGGAGCCCGAAGAGGCCAACCACCCAATCCTCGCCCCCTGCCGTGGCGCCTAATGTCCGTCCAAGCTGCACAACCACCCGACGCCCAATCGGAGGAGTGCAGCCCTGAAACGTGCAAAGGCAAGCTCTACCGCGATGCCGCAGCCAATGGCACCGGGCGCGTGCGCTCTTGGTGCATGGCGTGCAATAGGCCACCCAATCCCAGGCGCCCATTCGTAGCTAAAACCACACTGGCACCCGGGGTCTTCGAGGGATTGCCCGCATGGCCCGGCCAAGAGGACGCTTGGCGACCCTGTGAGGTGTGTGGGCGGATTGGCCCGGTTGAGCTTCACCATTGGGCCCCCCGCAACTTATTCAAAGACGCCGACTCATGGCCAACGTCGCTCCTTTGCGGCCCATGCCACCTGCGTTGGCACGCTACCGTCACCCCTGACATGGGAGCATTGAAAGCACGATGAGCAAATACGCATGGGGCCAATCGTCCCGCACCAACCTTTCGCAATGTGCCCCCGAGCTACAGGTCCTTTGGAACCGCGTAATCGCTCGCGCGGACCTTCCCTTTGACCTGAAGGTGACGTGCGGCCACCGTCGCGAGCAACGTAAGGCCGAGCGGGCTGCCCGTGGGTGACGCTCTCACCGACTGCGGCCCCTGCGACCACGGAGGCGCCCCCGTGCGCACCCGTCTGGCCGTGTGGTGGCTTCCTGCCTCGCTCCGGGCCTTCTGCCTCGTGCGCCTTGCCCACGGGGAGCGGCACTATGGGGCACCGCTTCGAGAGGGGTGGGAGCCGGCGGAGGTGGAGCTAAGGCAAGAGGTGGCCGACGCGGTGGCCTATGCTTTTGCAGCTCGGCGGCCGGGGTTGGTGTTTGTGTTGAGTTTAGTTTGGAGGCTGCTATGATTCCATGGAAGGCGCAATACTTCACCTTCGACGAGCTGATCGCAACTTCGCGCGCGGGTTTCAGCGATGCGCAACGCAAAGGCGCCAGCGAGCCGGCGACCTATGCGAAGCTGGCAGATCTGGCTGCGACCATCCTCGACCCCATCCGCGCCCACGCCAAGAAACCGGTGCGGGTCAACTCGGGGTTTCGGTGCCTCGCGCTGAACACGGCGATCAAGGGATCCAAAACCTCGCAGCACATGAAGGGCGAGGCGGCGGACATTTGCGTGCCAGGGCTGAACGAACAGGGCCTGTGGGAGCTGTGGCGCTGGATCGCGTTCGATTCTGGGTTGGCCTTCGGTCAGTGCATCTTCGAGGACGCCCGCCCAGATGTCGAAGGCGGCGCGTGGATCCACATTTCGCTGGGCCCTCCCCACCGTGTGCCCGGTCGGGAGGTGTTGACATGGACCCCGAGCGGGTACAAGCGCGTGGCAGTGCGCCCGGAAAAGCGATGAGCTGATGGCCGCCACCAACCGGCTCCAAAGTCGCCTGTCTATGGTGCTCCCCTCCGGTCCTCTCCATTGACGGCCCGACGAGGTGGTCTACCCGTTTGCAAGCGAGCGCATTCCGCGGTAGTCTGCCTCTGAGGTGCCCCCATGCTTTTTGACATCGCCCTATTTCTTGTGGGGCAGGTGGACCCAACCACCTCCCCCATACAGGGCCCACCTCCTGATGCTTGGACTGGCCTTCTGACCGGGGCGGGCGTTACAAGCCCGGTTGCGGTTGTGTGGGGGTTGTGGTTCAAGACCCAGCACGACAACGCAAAGGAAGCGGCAAAGGAGCGCATGGAGGCTGACAAGGCCCGGGATGAGGAGATAGCCCGTCTGCGGGATGAGGTGTCCGAACTGAAGCACAAAACGGCCGCCGATTTGACCGTTATCAAGGCGCTTATGACCAGCGCCACCGACCTGATGGGAGGGCGCCGCTGATGCCTCCCGCCCTACACACCGAGCACACCCCGGACCCCGTGACCCCTCTCTCCCCGCGCCTCCCCCAGACAGAGGGCCAGTCTCTGCCTGGCGCAAGGGAGGCAGCGCTGGTCCTATTTGTTGTGGCGGGCATGGTGATGGACGGCCTCATCGTCAGCCTTGCCACGCCCCAAGTCGAAGACGTGGCCACGCTCAATCCTCAGCCCGTACGGAGGGGCCCGGTATGAACCCCACCAACAAGAAAATAGCCGCGGCCCTCGTGGCTTTCTCCATCGTTGCGATGATGCTTGCGGGCATCCTTGACGGCGAGCCCGCGCCCACCCCTTCCCCCACCGAGTGCGAGTGTGTTTGCGAGCCCGCGCCCGCGCCCGACCTCACCACCGAGCCCCAAGAGGGCACGGAGACCTGACATGGGCCGTGCAGAAAGCAACGTAGACCACCCAAAACTCCGCTGGCCAGCCGGCCCCGGTCAGCCGTTCAATCGCTACGAGTTGGCGGTAGGGCAAGAGAACCTAACGGGTGGCTCCAAGCACTTGGCCACCGCTGAGGCTGAGAGCATAACCGCCACCCAATGGGTGGCCATCACCACCGCTGCCACCTCGGGGGTCTGGGCGACCCTCGCCAACGCGATCAACGCCACCCCCGCGGCCCCATGGCTCGCCCGGGTGGAGGCAGCCGCTACCGCCGCCGGTGTGCTCGCAGTGTGGAGGGCGGCGATGCTCCGGGTGTATGGCGGACTGCACGGGCAGAGTCTGGCCAGCCCGTTTGTTACGGTGGTCTGACCAGCCCAATCCCCGCCCGCACACGCGGGCCCATGCGCCCCGCCAGCCCTATGCCAGCGGGGCAGTGTAGTCTATCCGGCCCTCACCGGTACGCTTTGAACCGAGGGTCGGTCAAAAACGCTTTGAACGTCAAGCCTGGGACCGCAGGGTCTTTGGGGCATACCAGCATATTCCGCCCCGTTTTTGGGCTGCTTGGGCAGTTGCCGGTTGTGTGCAACAGGAGGTCTTCCGCCTCCTCTGATAGGGTGCTCATGCCTCCCCCTCTGGCGCTGGTTCGCCCACTACTGAGCGGAGGCAGGCGACCAGTTCACCAATGCCGTCATCGAACAGCATCGCGCCCCGCTCATCGCCGTGGCCGTCGAAGACCAGCCACGTCCAAACCCCCACCACCACACAGGGGCAGTGCTGCCCCTCGCGGTAGTCGAGGTGGACGCGGTTGCCCTCCCGCTTGACCCGCCAATCTGGGCCAAGCAAGGTCCGAAGCCGGGGCGTAAGGTTGGGCGGGCGGGTCGGCTTGGGGATGTTGGGGAATAGGGTGCTCATTAGTATTGCTCGCCCAATGCGCAAGCCACCAGAACCAACCGCGCATGTCCCATCTCAAACCTCCCGACCGGTCAAAGCCGGTCATCCTCGCGTTGTTTGGCCCTAAACACCACCCAAGCGGCGAGCCGAACCGCTTGAATCGCCACTGCCACCACCGCCCGCCCCGACCATTCGGGCGCAAGGAGCTGGGCAAAAAGCAGACTCTCTATCGCCAACTGAAGCGCATTGACTCGCTCCACACCCCCCAACGGCAGGGTCTGGCCACCGGGGAGCGTCGCCCCGTCAAGGGCCCGCCGGACCTCGGCTAAGCCAAGGAGGAGGGCCATTTTGCGGCGTTCGTCGTGTTCCAGGCCCCACCTCGCGCGACCCCGCCGACACCCCGGGATGGGGAGTCGGGGCGCCGTCGCCGCTCGGGGCCGCTCTCCCGGAGTGTACCGCGATCACTCCGGGAAGGCACTTACAGAGGGTTACAACCCTCCCCTCACAGCATGGCCCGCGCCATGCTGAGGTATTTGAGCGCCTCTGCAATGTATTCCATTGCGGCGCTGGAGTTGCCATTCGCGGCGGCCGTGCTGGCCTGTCCTGCAAGGGAGCATGCGCTTACAAGGTAGGCGGTGAATCCGCCCCATTCACCGCCCGTAACAGTGGGCTTCGGCTCACGAAGGTGAAGGCGGCGCGCCTCCTCCCGAATGAATGCCTCTGCCGTGTTGGCAGCCTCCAGCGCGGGGGCGCGCTCCTCCCGCAAGCGGGCAGCCTCCGCTTGGGATGCAAGCGCTTCGTCGTAGGAGAAGGGGGTCAGGGTAGCGTCGGTCGCGATAGATTTGGTCATAGCTATCTCCAAGCCCGACAACGCGGGCGTTCGGTTTGGTTCAAACTCAAGAAAGGGCCCCCGGATTCTCTCGCTTCAATGGGGCCCGCCCGTTACCGAGCGGGAGCACCCTCCCCCCGGGGGCGCCGGGTAGGGGGCGGTGAGTGCCGGTCACCGCGCCGGGCCCCGAGGGGCGGAAGGGGTCAGACCCCAGACACGGTGGACAGGTGAGTCCAGAACTTGTAAGCCAGCGGACCAGGGCGCTGGCGACGAATGAGCAGCATGTCTCCGTCAACCTTGAGGACCTTCCCCATCTTCGGGGTTCCATCCTTGTTTATGTCGCTGTGTTCTCCGGTAGCGCACAGTCGAACTTCTTGGCCAACGACGAAAGTTTCGGTTTCCATCTTCGGGCTCCTTGGCGGGTCCGGCCCGCCGCTCTTGGTACACCCTCACTATACTCCGACCGGTGTGAAGGTGCAACACCGCCCGCTAACTTTTTTTCACCTTTTTAGTTTGCGCGCCTCCCAGGCTCACACCTGTAGACGCGCGGCGGACTCGGCTACGGACACCCCGGGGGCAGAGTCTGGTCCTCCCGCTGCTCCACTGCCGCAGGGATGGCGGAAACCCGCTCGGCAGGCACCATAAACTGAATCCGGTCCGCCCCGATGACCACCGTGGGATCCCCCTCGCCGACCGGGGCGAGGTGGACGAGGTCACCGGGGGTCATGGCTCACCCCGAAGCAGGGCCTCGGCGGCCGCGATTGCCACCATGGGGCCCTCCTCCCAGTGGGAGGCGGGGCGCTCGTGGCGAACGGACAGCTCGGGCCCCTGCTGGCGCCACCAGTCAAGCAAATGGCACTCGCAGCCGTAGGCCAGCAGCACGCCCTCCTCCAAGGGCACCGCCCACCACCAGTAACCTCCGATAAAACCGCCGATCGCCAGCCCCTGGGCTGTGCCCTCATCGAAGTGGGCCCCAGTGAGGTTGGCCCCGCTGAGGCGGGCCCCGGCAAGGCGGGCCCCAGTGAGGTCGGCCCCCGAGAAGTGGGCCTTGGTGAGACAGGCCCAGGAGAGGCGGGCCCCAGTGAGGTCGGCCCCCGAGAGGTTGGCCTCGGTGAGGTCGGCCTCAGCGAGGCAGGCCCCGCTGAGGCGGGCCCCGGCAAGGCGGGCCCCAGCGAGGTCGGCCCCAGTGAGGTCGGCCTTGGTGAGGTCG